GCTTAGAATTAAGCGATTTAAGGAGTTTTCTTCTTGAGGGTGCTACTATTACCTTTTTATCTTCTTTCTTCTTTATTTCCTCTAATTTTAGCTCTAAGGATAGTTTTTTCTTAGCTTTGTAACTTTTTAAATTTTCTCCTAGTAAATCCCCTAATTCTTTCTTCAATCTCTTCAATATATAAATATTACCAATTGGTTTCCACATCTTGATTTCCAATTCAATTTGTTCAACTGTTCTACTCATTTTTAATTGCCTCGTCTATTATTTGTTGTACATTCTTTGTTGATGTTCTATCCCACTCATCAGCTATATGCTTAATTAGGTCTTTGTATATCCAATCATTATCAATCATTGTTAAAAATGTAAATAATCCATGTTCATAATCCCTATATTGGTCTTGCGTCCATATTGTCTTATCGTGTTTTTTTGCCCATTCATTCTTTGCCTTTTTCCATACAATAAGAAATTTAGCAACTTCATAAGATGTTGCTTTATGGGGTTCATCTATAATTGGATTATCAACATCAAAAAATCTAGCAGTGAAACGGAATATATTACTAAACATTGATTTTAATAATCCGTTGGTAAACATGAATCTCTTTTTATCTGCATTCATTTCAATCTCCTCAAATATATAAAAAAAATAAAAAAATAAAAATTGGTTTAATCATCTGACATTGCAGCCCAAGTTCCAGCTCCATCACTGTTCCTAAAATGTGATGAAGTTCCTAGTGTTGCATTTAAGTCAACATAAACAGTTCCTTTTGGAGATGAATGTGCTGGAGTTCCAACACCACACTCAATAGATGGTAAAGATTCTTTATCAACGCTTAATCCTCCACTAAGTCCGTTTTTCATCCCATAATTCAGAACCATTTACTTCACCTCTATGCAGTTGTTATTTCACTAGTTGCTTCAGAACGTAGATATCTGTATGCTATTCTCTGAGTTACTGCTGCAAAGTTTGTATCTCTACTTGCGTCAAAGAATCTTTCAATTGTTACAGGTCTTTTTTCTGCTCCAATTAAAGCATGACTTACATCTATGATATAAGCAAGTTTTGCACTAACGTTGTTAGATACTAAAACCTTCATTCCAAAGATACTACCAATTAGTCTTTGTCCATTTGCTGCAGAACCAGAACCTGTCTTATCAGCTTCATTAAATGAGTCGATGTTTCTTAGGTCGTTTGCTACTTCTACTCCTACAATCATATGTGTAGGTGTATAGTTTGATTCTTCTAATTGCTGCATACTAGCTGTAATGTCGCTAATAGGTAGTGTTGCGTTTGAGTTAGATACTGTATTACTTGAAGCTGTTGCTGCTGCATCTAATTGTGCTACAATCAAGGCTTCTTCGTTATCAGCCATCTCATATCCTGCTGTTTCAACATTCATGTCCATTACACCAAAAAGGGAATCTTCTTCCATTTCTTTTGTAATTAAAACACGTACACCATATTTAATTGGTTTAAGATTAAATCCTGAATACTCTTCAGCATCCAATGGTATAACTGCTCCTTCTGCTACTCTGTAAACATTCATTGTTTCAGGTTGCTGTAAAGGAATATCTACACTTGAACCAGGGATATCATTAGGACCAAGTACTCTTGATACCAATGCTCTTAAAACTAGTTTCTTTCTAATAGCTGAAACTAATGTTCCCCAAAGGGTTCTTGGAATTAACCTAGAACCAGTAGATGAACCTGCAGTTGTTGAAGTTGAATCCTTACTGTCTGTGTGTAATAATGTATTGCTTGTTGGCATTCTTCTTCACCTCTACCTTATATTAAGTAACCATATGACGTAATCGCCACTGGTTGCTGCTCCAGTTAGACTTCTGCCTATTCTGGTTAATCCTTCTGCTGCAGTTGGACCAACTGTTGTTCCACATTTATTTATTCCTGCTGTAGTAGAACTATCATTTCCCATAACCAAATCTCCTGGATATAGTACACTGGTTGTTGCTACAATTGGACTAAGGAATATACCACGTGTTGCGAATGCAACTTGGCTTCCTGCTGCTGCGTCATGTAACGCAATTCCTACTACTCTTCCACCAACTGTTTTAACTGCTGCAGATGCAGTATATTTTAGTGGTTCGACTTGTATGTCGTCGTAGGTTATTGTACTCGGTACTGTTGTGCCGAATGGTGAAGTTGATGCTCCAGATGCGAATAATATATCTCCTGCTAAAATAACAGAAGTTGTATTCCCATTTGAACCAGTTACAACTCTACCATCGTCATCATGCAAAAAGTTTTCTTGTGCCATGTTTTGTCACCTTTTTTATCTATATGCAGATTCCATAATGGATTTGTTAAATGCTTTATAGCCTTTATCATTGAATCCAATGGTTTTATCTTGTTTGTCTATCTTCATGCTTTCTTCAACCTTATCTTCAGTTTCAGATTCTGTTTGCAGGTTCTTCATCTTTTACTTCTGCAGCAGGTGCTTCTTCTTCTTTTGCTTCTTCAGCTTCCTTGATTTTCTTTTCATAGCTCTCAATTATATTGAGTTCTACGTCAGACTTTTCCATTAGTTCATTCTTATCAATTCCTTTGTTAATTAAAAGGATTGATTCAACTAATTTCTTTTTCTTTTCAAGTTTAAGCTTTTTCTTCTCTTCTTCAGCTTTCAGTTTGTCTGCTTTAGCTTTTTCTTTCAACATATCATTCTCTTCTTTCAATTTCAAATAATCAGCTTCTTTTATCTCTGACATTTTGTCACCTTCATTCTTTTTTAATTTATCGTTGTCTTCCACTTCTTTAAATGATTCTGATACTGCTGCTTGTAAAGATGCTGCTTCAACTCCTCTCGTATGCTTATTAACTAATGCAACTAAGGGAATATGAAGATGTTCCATATTAAATATAACTTCATCGTTTTCTTCTAATCTTTCTATTGTTGCTCCACCTTGTACAGATGGCCCAACTAATCCATCTTGTATTTGTTCAATTATATCAGGGTGTTTAACTGTGTTTTTTACCCATCCTTTCAAATCAAGACTTTCACCAACTAGACTATATTCACCCTCACCAACATTATGGTCTGGATTATCATAATCCTCTTGATGTCCAACAATAAAATTAAAAGATTTACCATTATTCTCTTCAAGATTTTGAACTCTATAATTCCTATTGTTCTTTGATTTTCCAACAGCTAATGCAACTCCTTCAATAATTAACTTCCTAGATACACCTTCACCTATTAGTTTGCTCTCTTTAATATCTACACGCCATTTCAAATCTGTAATTCCCATTTTATCACCTTTTATTTGTAAAGGTATGCTTTTGCTACCTTGGTTGTCTATATTGGTCAGTATTTAATAATCCACTATATCTTTGTTTTCTTGATACTATTTTGTTTCTTACATTTCTTATAGTCATATTGTTATAATTCTTCTCACGAGTATATGGACTAAAATTCCATGAGTTTTGTGTAAGTTGTGTTACTTTAGGCATATTAGTAAATTGATGATTTCTACTAGAATCATTACTTGGATTATCAACAATTATTTCATTATCAAATTGGTCTACATGTAACATTGTTCCTTTCTTAAAAGGATGTCTAATCATTGGCATTATTTCACCTTCGGATTTGCTACAAACTTCTTATCCATTCGTTTGTCAGCAGTATTCTGTTTTTTAGTTGGGTCAGTTGGTTTCTGTCCAAACTTTATCTTATCAGAACCTTTTTGATAATCTGTTTGGTCTTGAGGATTTCCTGGACTACCTATTGGCCCTTCACCAAAAGAAGGAACATCTGGTAACTTCTCTGCGAATTTTGGGGGTAATAAAGAATTAGCTTTCTGAGGAGTCACCAGACCATCTTTAACTAAACCACGTAAAATATCTGTGGACACTTCCCATTCTCTTTCTTCGGTGTATTCCCACATTAATTTGTTTTCTTTGTTACCTAATTTTTGACCTATAATAATTTTATCTTCAAATTGTGTTTTAATTGTTCTTTGTATATTCTTAATAAATCTAACATAATTTCTAAGTGATACTTCATCTGGACTACCACCTATAATAAGTTCTTTAGGTGTTTGAAGACCTATATATATCTGTTCATCAGTATGTTTAGTAATGGGTGTTACTTCAAATCCTTTTCCTTGAAATTGTAATACCTCTGCATCTACTAACCAAGATGTAACAAATTCAGTATCTGCATATATATCTCTCACTTTACTTTCAACTGTAGAAACTTGTGATGCTTTAGGATTTGGTAATACGGTTTCATTACCTAATTTAAAATGAATTAAAGGTGCAGCATATCTATGAACTATTGTGCTAGAATCTGATTCAATACTATCCTTCAAACTTAAAGAAGGTAAACAAGAATGAATTTGTGAAGTTCCATATTTCTCACCTGGTTGTACATTGTATCGGAACATTTCTATTTCCTTAATTGATTTTCTTTTACTAAACATCTTATCTTTTATTATATTACCTGTTGTTCCCCAAAGAGCAATTTTTCTTCCATCAATAAATTGTGCATGACCTATAAAATCACCAGTCTTACTTCTATAAGCAACCATTGTTCTTGGGTCAATAAACTTAAACTCTATAATGCCTGAACTATTACGTGGTAACTCAACCCAAGTGGTTCCAACTTTTAAAAGTTCTCTACTCAAACTAAAAAAGAAATCTTGCCAATTAAATTTATCTGCAAATTCATCTAACCTTTTACTACCACGTGCTGTAAAATAGAAGTTTTGTGCAACTTGTCCTGCTGCATTATTTATACACGATGAAACAATTGGAAAATTATTGTAAGCATTTGTGTACTGTTGTATTAAAGAAACAGCTGGTGCATCCGAATCAACGTCTTGAAAAGAATTTCTACTTACCAACCCTATACCTGCTTCAGAAATAGTATCTTTGGCTTTGGAATTTCTCCAGATATCAGTTATTTTTGGAATCTTCATATTACTCAATCGTTAGATATCAGGGATTGAGTATTTAAAGTTTACTATTATCGTAAAAAAAAATCAGCTAATCAAGAATATTCCTTTATTTCCCCGAGTACTA